GCATTGGTGCGTGCCAATATTGCAGCAACTACTAAAGGTGTTGATACTACTAGCGGTAAGTCTCCAAAGACTTGGAGTGACTTACTCAATCAAGCAGATGTTGATTCGTTACCGGATGTAGATTGATGAATACTGAGATTGAAATGTTGATGAACAAGTCGAGGAAAGATCCGGCTTGGTTTATTGAGACCGTGTTTGGTCAATATCCGTGCCGACGTGATTCTGCTATTTGTCATGCTTTAACTCGTGATCGTGTGGTTGTTGTTCCGAAGATACATGAGATTGTTGAATTATCCGTGCGACTGGCATTTTATTTTTTGTATAGTTTTCGTGGTGCTCAGGTTTTAGTAGTTTCCCCTACTAAGGCTGGTACATCAAACTGGTTTGAGGTGTTGAAAGAAGCTTATTGGTCTTCCTCTTATGATTTTGGGGGGTCTTTATTGGAAGATCGGTTTATTTTAAGTTCCGATTCTTTTATATTGGGGTTAGAGCCAACTGTAGATCAGCTAGATCAATCATTAGGCTTTACGTTATCAAACACATTGGTTATTTTTACTGATGCTGATCGGATTCCACATGAGGTACAAAAAATTCTTGTGCAGAGCTTGAGTTTGGAGAGTGGTAAATTGTTAAGTTTAGGTCGATTCGATCCACGGGGGTTGAATGAAAAGGGTTGAACTAAATCAAAAAGCGCGTCCTAAGTCTTGGAAAACAGACTTAGTTCTTCGTGGGCAAAAAAATCCGGTATGGTGGATTACCAATATCTTGGGTGATAAGCTATGGAGCAAGCAAGAAGAGATTTGTATGTCGGTAATGGAGAATGAAAGAACAGCCGTTGGTGCATCTTTTGGCGTAGGTAAATCTTATATTGCGGCACGTTTGGGTTTGTGGTTCTTATGTACATTTAAGCCAGCAAAGGTCATAACAACCGGACCTACATTAAGGCAGGTCAAAGATATTTTATGGAAAGAACTAAGAACTGCTCACCAAAAAGCCAAAATCCCATTGGGTGGGGAATTGCTTCAGTTGTCATTGACCTTTAATGATGAACACTTTGCAATGGGTTTTAGTACTGACGAAACCAACATTGACAAATTCACTGGCCTGCACTCTCCCAATCAGTTAGTGATTTTTGACCAAGCAGCAGGTATTTCCACACCCATTTGGGAAGCGGCTGAAGGCTTGATGACTTCAGATAATTGTCGCTGGTTAGCTATTTCCAACACAACGATCTCGGACTCAGAATTAGCCAATATCTGTATGCCAGATCGTAAAACACGATTTGGCAAATGGAACATTATCAAGATCAAGGCGTCGGAAAGTCCAAATGTTGTGGCTGGTCGCAATATTTATCCTGGGTTGATCTCGCACGATTGGGTAAAGAAGCGGGAAGATTCGTGGGGTAAGGATGATCCACTATACAAAATCTTTGTTGAAGCTGAGTTTGTGCCCAGTGCTCAGATGTCAGTGGTCCAATATCGTTATGTGATTGCAGCCTTCGAGAACGAAGGTGAGATTGGGACCAATATCGAAATTGGGGTGGACGTAGCTCGACAAGGTTTAGATAGTACTGTGTTTGTTGCCAGATCTGGTACTCGTGTATTGGAGATCAACCGTTTGACTGGTAATAACACAATGGAGGTGGTTGGTGCATTGGTTGAGTTTAGACGATCCGTAGAATCCAAATATGAGCTTCCGGTGACGGCGATCAAAATAGACATCATTGGTTTAGGTGCCGGTGTGTATGATCGTTGTATGGAACTGGATTTGGAAAGCCCGTTACCTGTGGTAGATGTTAATAATGCGGAAAGCCCTACAACTGATAAAGAGCGGTATTTAAATCTGCGTGCGGAACAAGCTTGGGCATTCCGTAGGCGGATGGAGCAGATGTTGGTTGGATTAAAAGACATTGTAGTAAATGACTTTGAAATTCTGTCGTATCTGCGGCAGGATTTAACTGCAATGAAGTATAAAATTTCTTCGACTGGGAAGATTCAACTTTGGGCTAAAGAAGATCTACGGATGGAGATTGGTAGATCACCTGACTATTGGGATGCTTTAGTCATGTCGTTTGAAACGCCAGGAGGTGTTCCAGGTGTTGATTTCATTCCTGGTAAAGAGGCTGAAGCGGCGGATAAAATTATGTCGGAAGATGAATGGAAAAGATTTATTGGGGTGGATGTGGATGTTGAGGATTTATCTTTTTCGGTGTTGCATGAATGATTAGGTCCTGGTAAACTAACGAAGTTTATTGGAGGTACGACAATGATTTTAGTTCCGGGTCAGTTGCCAGTGCTTGTGAAGGGTTTGAAACAACAAGATGACCTCGTCTTAGTTCAGGCGTTGGCTCCGGCATTAGAAGAGTTTGAGATCAATACGGCTAAAAGACTTTGTGCTTGTTTAGCTCAGTTTGCCCATGAAACAAATGGTTTCAAGTATTTTAAAGAGTTAGGTACGGCTGATTATTTTACCAAGTATGACTTCCGCAAAGATCTTGGTAACAGTAAGGTCGGTCATGGAAACCTGTACAAAGGTCGGGGTTTTATTCATATCACTGGTCTGGTTAATTATGAGCGGGTTGGTGCTGCTTTTGGTTTGGATTTAGTTGGACATCCAGAATTACTTGAACGGCTAGATCTTGGAGCTAAAGCTTCTTGTTGGTGGTGGAAAAATCACAAGTTGAATGAAATAGCAGATGTTGGTGGTTTAGGGTCATTTAAGAAAATTACGAGGGTTGTCAATGGGGGCGAGACTGGATTAAGTAGCAGAATCAGTTATTGGACCATTGCGAACACGATTTGGAAATGAGAACATGAAAGTTTTTTCTTTTACCGAATGGATGGCTTCTGGTGGTTCATTTACATCTGCGGGAACCTATCGTAAACAGTCTTATAAGCGGGTTGGTTGGGTATATGCTGCCGTCAATCGGATTGCGTTAACTGCGTCTAGTGCTCCGCTGATTTTTTATCAAGGGAAGCCGGATGAAGCGCCTACATATGATGCTGCCGAGATCATTACTCAAAAAAGCCACCCAGTTCTTAAACTGTTTAGCCCTCCCAAGTTCCCCATCATTTTAAGTCTTCGTGACTTGCTGTTCCGCACATTTTTGCATTTAGGGATTGATGGCAAGGTGTTTTGGGTCATTGAACGGTCTGGTGGTGTCCCAGTCAACATTAACCTTTTTGGTAAAGATCGCCTTGCCCCGCTTTTACGGGGCGCTGCTCAAGATGAATTGGTTGGTTGGACAGATACCACAAAAGGCAAAAATTACAAACTTGAAGATGTTTTGTTGATTCAAGAATACAATCCCATGTTGGATGGTGGTTTATCATTGGATGGGCTTTCTCCGCTTGAACCAGCAAGGTTAAGTTTGGACGCTGAATTTCACATCAATGGGTGGAATACTTCATATTTTAAGACCGGGATGAAGTCTCCGTTATTGTTGCAAGCACGGGGAATGCTAACCAAAGACCAAAAAGCGGACATTAGAAAAGAAATAATCAACTACTATAGTGGTGTCGATGGTGCCCATGGTGCTTTACTGTTGCAAGGGGGTATTGAAGTTACTCCATTGACAGTGGGATCAAAAGATGTCGATTTTATTCAAGGAAAGAAGTTAAATCGAGAAGAAATTTTGGGTGTTTATGGTGTTCCTCCATCCTTGGTTGGTTTGTTTGAATACTCTTCGTATGCTAATGCTGAAGAACAGACAAAGACTTTTTGGGAGCAAACACTACTCCCAAAAATGGCGGCAATTTTAGATCTTATTCAGATCAATATTTTGGATGTGTCTTTCCCAGGTGTTTATGCTGCATGGGATACGTCCAAAGTTGCTGGGTTGCGACCAAATCCTGTTACTTTAGCAGCCCCAGTTAAGACCTATATGGATATGGGGTATCATCCCATCCAAATTGCTAAGATTGTTGGAATGCCTTCGCTAGTCCCTGATAAGAGCTTTGATAAATTAAGAATTCAGCGGCAGCAACAGCAATTGGAGTATCAGCGGCAGTTAATGGAGCAGAGTCAACAGTATCAGAAGCCGCAAGAGCAAGAAGATCCGAAAGATCAACCCAAAAAGCCACCCAAAAAACCAAAGAAAGACATTGGGAGTTTAACAACCTTATTGTCTAGTAAATTGTCTTTGTTTGCCAAAGAAAAGGCTATTACTGACGAGTCGTTTCATGAAGATTTGTGGAATGTCATAGTAAGGTCTTTTGTAGTCGGCTTATTACACGATTCTGATGCAAATTTAGGGTCGGTAATAAGTGTGTTTGATTCTTTCCGTTTTTCTTCATCAGAAGATTTATTGGAAAATTCAAATGACATCGCAAAAATTTTCATTACGGGTATTTACAATCCCGAGAAAAGACATTAAATTTCATATGAATTAGTCGGAGGTTTCCCGATGTCACATTCTGTTAAGTTTGAATTCAAGCAAGCTCCAGTTCATAAAAAGGGTGAAGGTGGTAAGAACATTTACACCGCCATTGCGTCTACTGCCGCTTTAGATCGTGATAAAGAAGTGTTGGTTCCACAAGGAGTTCTGACTGAGAACTTCATGAAGAACCCGGTAATGCTCTTTATCCACAACTCGCGTCAGCTTCCGGTTGGTCGTGCGTTATCTATCGATGTTTCTGATGTTGCCGTAAAATTCGATTTTGAGTTTTATGACGATGAAGTTGGCAAGAACTTGGAAAAGATGTACCGTACTGGATTCATGAACGCTTTTTCTGTTGGGTTC